CCCATGATTGGCAAACTCACCATGTAGTTCTTCGCGCATTTGTGTTGCTTTTGCTATGGCATCTGCTTTGTTGACGAAGTAACCACCATAATGATACTTGTTATTTAACATGACTCGCACACGCCATTTTTTATGTCGTTTATACCAATCGACACCTGTAGTACCAGATGTATTATTATTGTACTTACCAGTATTGTGTTGTTGTTGTGAACTAGTAGCAACACGAAGATTATCGATGTTGTTGTTCAATTTGTCTCTATCTGCATGATCAACAGAATTATCTTGTGATGTATCAGTGATATCCCATTGCTCATTGAACATCTGGTAGATCAATCGATGTGCTTGGTAATGCTTGCCTTTGATCTTGATTACTCGATAACCTCGATTATTGATAGTACCAGCAGGTTTACTGATATCAACACTACTGTATGCTGGTCGTTCTTTCCAATACAGATCGTTGTCTCGGTATTCGAATAGGGAAATTAGTTCTGCATAAATACTCATAGCTGGTATCTCCTGAATTGATGCTAGAACCCATAGAGATTGCCGTCTCGTGATGGGTATTATACCCTATATAGCAATCCAAGGATTTTAGCAAGTGCCATTAGCAAAGCCAAGATTAGGTGGTAAGTATTTACAAGGATATTTTAAACCCAAGTTTCCTAGGAAATATGTTGGTGATGTGAGCAATATTGTTTATCGTTCTGGATTGGAATTGAGATTTCTACAGTATCTCGATAACCACCCCGATATAGTGAAATATTGCTCAGAAGAGATTGTGATCAAATACTTGCATCCTGAAACTAGGAAGTTTGCTAATTACTACCCAGATTTCTTGATAGAGACGCGGGCTGGTAAGAAGATACTGATCGAAGTGAAACCTGCTGCACAAACGAAAGAACCAAAACCATCGAAGAATAAAAAACGTATGCTTCGTGAATCGAGAGACTGGCAAGTAAATAGTAGTAAGTGGCACGCAGCAACCGAATGGTGCAAAGACCATGGCATATTGTTCAAAATCATAACCGAGAAAGATATTGATGGCAAAGGAACCAAGTAAAAGTCCAAAACGCTCATATGCAGAAGTCTTACGATCCAATGCAGCAAATGCTGGACGTTGGATTACTCGTGCACGTGATATGCTTGGTGATGCCATAGGCCGTGCTACAGCTGGACAACAGCAGCTTGATCGCAATAGGTTCCTACGGTACTTCAATAGTGCAGAAGGCCGCACAGCGAGCAATATGGGCCGTTCAGCAGCCACTCAGAAGGTGAGGGACATAACCAAGAATCGTCCTGGTCAATTGAAGCCGGAAAAGATCCAGACAATGGAGCCAGATCCAAAGTCACCAGGAATGCAGAGAATTAGTGCTGGTGCGCTACAACCAACTCATATTGGTGGTATGTTTACGTACGTATACAGAGCAAAGACAGCTGATGATCTTCCCTACTACGATATGTTCCCGCTGATATTCATGTTGCGTAATACTGGTACTGTTGGTGGCAAGGTTAGTAATGACCATTTTCTTGGTTTGAATTTACATTATGTGTCACCGCGACAACGTGCTTTGTTGATGGATGCTATGAACGATAGCTTCATGCGTAATGGATTTGATGAGCTACACCCAAACTACGATCCACGATTATATTCTCGTTTGTCTTATCAAATATTGTCACAAGCTGCACGCAATAGATTATTTGAACCATGTGTGAAATTGTATAGAAAAGATCATGTGATTGGTGGTGCGATGGTTCGTATCCCTGGTGCAAATTGGGCCGAAATTATGTTCCTACCAACAGCGCGTTGGAGAATCAATAACAAGAACGCACGATTCAGTAACAGAGCCAAAGGGCAATCTGCAATCTGGCGAGAATCGGCACGGAGATAGAAATGTCATTCAACATAGAAGAATTTCGTTCACATCAAAATCGCAATAAAGCATACGCTCGTACGAATAAATTTCATGTTCGAATTGGCGTACCACAAGTTTTGCTCAATGGTGTCTATACCGAAGGAATGGCAACTGCCAGATTTTTGGAATACTACATACAAGATGGTTCAATTCCTGGTATCGAGCTGGTCACTGGTGATGTACGTAGGCATACGTATGGGCCAAACGAAAAACGTCCATATGGTGTCAACGTTGCTCCCGTATCGTTGTTGATAAATAACGATGGTTCTAATAAGGCATATGATTTCTTTGAAGCATGGATTTCAAGCATCATGCCACATGATTACAATCAAGGCATGCTTGGATCACGACAAACTGGTGCTCAAAATGTCCCTGTGTATCAGTTATCTTATAAGCAAGAGTATGCTACTGAGATTGAGATAACAGCATTCGCAGAAAATAAAAGTATCATATCACAACACAAACTGATTGAAGCATTCCCATCATCGATAAGTAATATTGCCATGTCATGGGGTGATCTAAATCAGATACAACAATTCACAGTTGAGTTTCAGTATCTCGATTGGTTTAAGACTACACAAACAGCCGAACAACAAAACTTTGCTACACAGAACTTTCCAGGTAATGCCCAAACCACAACCGCGAACTTTATATAATTAGGAGAATATAATGCTACCCAAAATTGAATATCCGAAGACAGAAGTTGCTCTAGTATCAACTGGTAAGAAAGTTTATATCCGTCCAATGACGATCCGTGATGAGAAGATTTTGCTTCTTGCCGGTGAGACTGGTGATCGACGTGACATTCTGAATGCTGTTGTACAGATCCTAGAAGCCTGTGTAGAGGGAAACGTGACTATTCGTGAGCTACCTAGCTATGATGTAGAATGGCTGTTCATGAAGCTCAGAGCGCAATCTGTGTCCAATGTTGTGAAGATGCAATTCACACCAGAAGATGGTGATAAATCATATCCATTCCAGATCGATCTCGATAAGGTGGAAATGACTAAGCCAAAGAAGTCTGCCAAAGACACACTTGATGTGCAAGATGGTGTTACCATTAAACTTAGGCATGCTCCTATCAAAGCATTGCTTGCCGAAGATGAAGATCCTATCATATCATCCATCATGCATTCCATTGAGTCTATTACTTCTGGTGATGATGTCACCAAGGCTAGTGACATTAAAGATGAAGAATTGCGTGAATGGGTGAATAGTTTGTCTGCTGGTAATCTCGAAAAGATCACTGAGTATGTCAATGAAGTACCAACACTGGTGCATGAAGAAGTAATTGATCTGGATGATGGCACAAAAGAGACGGTGAGGTTGGCGAGCATCTTTGATTTTTTTTCGCTCTGATGCAATACAACAATCTTCAAAATTGGTACACTAACGTCTTTCAATTCGTGCAAATGAATAAGATGTTTTCGTTATTTGAATATGAGTCATTGCATCCGTTCGAATTTGAAATCTACAACATCATGTTGGCAGATCAAGAGAAACAGAAGACTGATATGCAGAAAACACAAGCATCATTACAACGCGCATTGCAAGAAAGAGGATACTAATGGCTGATAGAATTGCTGCCGGTGAATGCATATTAAGGAAATGCACGATCAATGGTATTCCAACCACGGCGGACGGACAAGTGAACTTCCATGTTTCACAAATCAAAATCATGGAAGATCACTGTAAGCCTTACTTCACTGCGCAATTGACACTGGAATCATACAACCATTCACACGACTTCTTTATTTTCACCACGGCAGAAGTCTTGATTGAATTTGTGTCACCTAGCAGCGATCCTACTTTTCCAGCAGAAGTATACAGTGAGCGATTTCGTATATTCTCACACGATTCAGAACCAATGCGAGAAGGACAATCACAGAACAGAATACAGCATAAGCTGTCTTTGATGGGACAAGAATATTATAACGATCGTCATAATGTAGTGAATCAGATGGATAGCAATCTGACTGGTACTGCTGCCGCACAGAAGATCCATAATAACTATGTGGAAGCGCAAAATGGTCCTATTCGAGTATCAACACCATCTTCTGGTATGATCGGTTCGACCAAGCATCCACATCAATCATCGAACCTGAAACCATTCACTGCTATCAATGATATTCTATCGCGTTGTGTGTGGCAACAATACCCATCCTGCGCACCAGTGCATTTCCGTGATAAGATTGGTCATCGAATTGGACCATTGCAGCACATCATGTCATCTGGTTCCAGTAAAATGACATTCGTTGAAACTCCTGGTGCTGGTGCTCGGTGGGGAGAATTTATTGGTACTGCCAAGGGCTATAAACAATTGATTGCTGTGAAACCACTATCACCGAGTGGTGAAGCGAGTTCTGGTGTTCGTGCATCCGATGTGGGTAATCTGAACAAAGCTGCATCATGGATCGACATGCTTAGTGGATCATACCAGATAGGAGACGGCAAAATAGATTCGATTATGAAGAAAATGAATCTCAGTAGTGCCATTCCCGGTGTCAATGGTAAGATTAAGGCGCTGTTGGCAGAATCCCAAAAAGGTAAGAATGGTGGTCAACTATTCAATTTCATTAATTCTGTTATTCAACCACGATCACAATCAAAAGATGGTCCCGGCAATTTCAATACATCACAAGAGGCATTCGTCACTGCATTAACATATGCAGATAAGTTTTGGATCACTGTACCGGGGCAAAGTGGTCATAAAATAACTTGTGGTGATGCGATAAATATTGAATACAGTATCATGCGCAACAAGCGTGCAGAAGATCGCACCAGAAGATTGTATGTAGCAAGACTTGTTCATACGATAGATTTCACTGTTACTGATAAGAGAACACATCAAGGTAACAAAGCAATGACAGACATTTATGGAGTAGCATGGGGATGAGCGACGAAATCAATGATCATT